AAGTGTCTTTCAGGCGACGATGAGGGTATGGAAGCCCGCTACACCACCACGTCAGTCGGTGGTAAGCGCAGCGTACAGACGCTCGCGTTAGCGATCGCCGCGCAGGTTGAGAAGGATCAATCGAAGCCTGTGCCAGTCGTGCGGCTGAAGAAGGACCACTACACACACAAGTCTTATGGCAAGATATTCACGCCAGTATTTGAGGTTGTGGAGTGGGCAAGCATGGACGGTAAGACCGAGGAAGTGGATGCAACTGAGGAGGCTAACCCCGCCGCCGAAGATGCGCCACGTCGTCGTCGTCGCACAGCCTAATTAGCTTGGGAGGCCACGGTGTAACAGCCGTGGCTTTTTTTTTCTTTGGAGAAAACGATGGAACACCCCTATGAAACACTTACGCATCTATTGCGCGAATATAAGCATTTATGCGACATGTGCGATGCGACTGCTGCGCTGGAGTGTGCGATGCAGATCAGGCGCGTGGCGGCGGAACTTGTGGTGCTCGCTGCACAAAATGCTGAACCGACGTTGGGTCCGTAGATGAGCACCCTGTGGGTTGACTTTGAGACTCGCAGCCGCTGTGACCTGACAACCAAAGGTGTGTACAACTACGCGCAAGACGGCAGCACTGACGTCTTGTGCATGTCCTATGCGTTCGACGATGATGAGGTCGTGACGTGGACGCCCGATCAGCCCTTCCCCGAGGCCGTGCGCCAACACAAGGGTCAGATCCGCGCACATAACGCAGCCTTTGAGCGTCTGATCTTCTGGTATGTCTTGCAGATCAACTTCGATCTTGAGCAGTTTTATTGCACTGCAACACAAGCGCGTGCTAACTGTGCGCCAGGGTCGTTGGAGGATGTGGGACGGTTCGCTAGCGCAGACATGCGTAAGGACTACCGTGGGGCGCAGTTGATCAGGCGGCTGTGTATGCCGCAGGCAGACGGCAAGTTTTGCCAGGATGCGGCACTTTTTGCCGAGATGGTGGCGTATTGTGAGCAAGACGTCCGCGCCATGCGAGCCATCTCCAAGGCCATGCGCGACCTGTCAGCCGAGGAGTTAGCCGACTACCATGTGAACGAGCGCATCAACGACCGTGGCGTGTTGGTCGATGTGGCGCTGTGCAAGGCAGCGGTCGAGTACGCGTCAGACGAACTGGTCGAGATCGAGCAGTTGGTCGCCGAGGTAACGCAGGGCGAGATCATGAGCGTGCGCTCGCCTAAGATGCGTCAGTGGGTCATGGACCGCGTTGGTCCTGAGGCGCTCAAGCTCATGGAGTCCTATAAGGACGGTGAGAAGAAGTATTCGATTGATAAGACCGTCCGCGCTAACCTGCTTGCGATGGACGATCCCGAGCAGGTGCCAGCAGACGTTGCTGATGTGATCCAGTGCGCTGACGACCTGTGGGCCTCATCGGTTGCTAAGTTCGCCCGTCTTGCTGCGCTTGCTGATGATGAGGATCAACGCGTCAGAGGCGCGTTCGTATTCGCTGGCGGCTCGGCCACGGGCCGTGCGTCATCCTACGGCGCTCAGGTCCACAACTTCACGCGCAAGTGCGCGGCTGACCCCGAGGCTGTGCGTCACGCGATGGTGCGCGGTCACAAGATCGTGCCGACCTACGGGCGACGCGTCACTGACGTGCTTAAAGGGATGCTACGGCCTGCGCTGATGCCTGCGCCTGAGCATGTCTTGATCGTAGCAGATTGGGCGGCTATCGAAGCGCGGATGAACCCGTGGCTGTCAGCGCATGTGACGTCGGAGGCCAAGCTGGATTTGTTTCGCACAGGCGCAGACATTTACAAACACAACGCGAGCCGAACCTTTAACGTCCCTATCGAGCAGATCGACAAGGAGCAGCGTCAGATCGGCAAGGTGCAAGAGCTTGCGTGCGGCTACGGTGGTGGCGTGGGTGCGTTCGCCTCGATGGGGCGCATCTATGGCGTTAACTTACCCGAGGCTGACAGCAGGCGCATGGTCGACGCGTGGCGTCGCGCTAACCCGTGGGCGGTGCATTACTGGCAGGCGCTTGAGTCGTCGTACTTACGCGCGATGAAGCACCCAAAGTCTGAGTTCAAGGCTGGCCGTGTGACGTACTATTTTGACGGTCAGCATCTCTGGTACGCGCTGCCGTCAGGGCGCATCCTATGCTATCCCTACGCGCGGCTAGAGGATGATGGCGTGTCCTATGCTAAGGCGTCATGGAAGCCTGCTGCTGACGCTAAGGAGTGGCCTAGAGCGCGGTTATGGAAGGGCTTGGCGGCTGAGAATATCTGCCAGGCCGCAGCGGCTGACATCTTGCGCGCGTCGCTGCGTCAACTTGATGGCGTGGTCTTGCATGTGCATGATGAGATTGTTTTAGAGGTGCCAGCGTCTGACGCTGACGCTGCGGTGGCGATGCTGCATAGCGTCATGTGTACGTCGCCCGCATGGGCAAGCGGTCTGCCCTTAGAGGCCGAGATCAACATTATGACAAGGTACGGGAAATGATAAAAAATTTTTTGGAGTTCCTAATCTCTCTTGCGCCTGAGGGCGAGACACCGCTTATCGTGCGGCAAAAGCCGCAGCTTAAGGACGGTGAGCTACAGTTTCACGCAGATGGCGCGATCAAGTGCACATGGCCTGCCCATCTGCCCGACATTAAAAAGATCAAGCCCGATCAGGCGTGGTACGGCAACACGGCGAGTTTTATCTTAGACCGCTTTGGCGATCATGTGTCGGCATCTGCGGCTAACTGCGAGTATTGTCTGGTGCTCGTGTTGGATGACGTGGGCACTAAGTCGAAGGCGCCATCGCTTGCGCCGACGTGGGTGATGGAGACTTCGCCAGGGTCGTATCAGTGGGGCTACGCCTTTGGCGATGACCAACCCACTAAGGGTGAGTTCAGCGCGGCCATTAAAGCAATCGCCAACGCAGGGTATACCGACCCAGGCGCAACCAACGCCGTACGTAACTTTCGCCTGCCAGGGTCGATCAATCTAAAGCCAGGTCGTAATCAGTTCGCCGCGCAACTTATCGAGTTCCATCCCCAGCGCCTGTTCACGCTCGCGCAGATTTGCGAGGCGATGGGCGTTACGCCTGCTGAGGCTGATAGCGCAGGCCCAAGCCCGATTAAGATCGTCGACACGGGCGATGATGACGTCTTCGCGTGGCTGGCCGCGCAGGGTCTTGTCCTATCGCGCCCGAACCAAGAAGGATGGGCTGGCGTGATCTGCCCGAACCACGCCGCGCACACCGACGGCAACCCAGAGGGGCGTTATAAGCCCGCCTTGCGGGCGTACTGTTGCCTACACTCGCACTGCGTCGATCTTGACTCTAAGACGTTCTTATCGTGGGTTGCCGAGCAGGGCGGCCCCGAGCACGCGCTTGGCTTGCGCGATGATCTGCTTGCGGTCACCATGCAATCAACCCTTAACAAGATCGAGCCATCAAATTTTTTTAGTGATGACGCCAAGAAAGTCATTGAGGAAGTCGAGCGTAAGGAGCTTGGTCGCGTGGAGATGAAGGGTTGGTTTGAGCGCTTTGCGTATATTCAATCCGACGACTCGTTTTTTGATATGCAAGACAGGCGCGAGGTGCCGCGCTACGTATTCAATGCGCTTTATCGCCATGTGAATTGCATATCGATTAACAGTAAGCGTAAGGTCGAGGCAGCTACCGCATATGATGAGCAACGCCAGGCGATGGGCGCGCGCACTTTGGTGGGCATCACCTACGCTGCGGGCGAGAGCCTGCTCGTTGCGCGTGATGGCGACGTGTACGGCAACCGGTGGCGCGACGCGCGCCCTGTTGTCGATAAAGCCTTTGTTGGGGATATTAGCCCTTGGCTTGAGCATTGCGAGCGCTTGGTGCCTGAGCCAAGCGAGCGCGAGCATTTGTTTAACGTCATGGCATATAAGTTGCAGCATCCCGAGGTCAAGATCAATCACGCCGTGCTACATGGTGGCGATCAAGGCTGCGGTAAGGACACCATGTGGGCGCCGTTCTTATGGGCGGTATGCGGGCCAGGGTTAAAGAATCGCGGTCTGCTCGATAACGACTCGCTATCGTCGCAGTGGGGTTATCAACTTGAGTCGGAAGTGTTGATTATTAATGAGTTAAAAGAGCCTGAGGCGGCTGCGCGTCGCGCGCTGGCGAATAAACTTAAGCCTATCATCGCTGCGCCTCCAGAGATGCTCCCCATCAATCGCAAAGGCCTGCACCCTTATGACATGCTTAATCGATTGTTTGTTTTGTCGTTCACCAATGATTCGCTGCCCATATCGCTTGATTCGCAGGACAGGCGCTGGTTTTGCATCTGGTCGCGTGCGCCTCGCATGCGCGATGATGATGCAAGGCAACTTTGGGACTGGTACAAATCACATGGATTTGTCGCCATAGCGGCATGGCTCTATCAGCGTGACGTTAGCGCGTTTAATCCTGCCGCTACGCCTGCTTGGACTGAATTTAAGTCTAACTTGATCGAGCACTCGATGTCGACCGCAGAAAGCTGGCTTGTGGACATGATGCGCCGCCGTCAAGGCGAATTTACTAAGGGCGCAGTCGGATCGCCCTTCCATGCGCTTATTGACCGATTGCTTGGCAGTATGCCCGCAGGCGTGAAGGTTCCCCAGGCTGCGCTGTTGCACGCGCTCAAGGAGGCTGGATGGGTTGATGTGGGTCGGTTAGCCAGCGCGGAATATACGACCAAGAAGCATGTCTTCGCTGCGCCTGAGCTTGCTAATCGACTAAGCAAATCGGAGCTTAGGCGCTTGGTCGAAGATACTGCGCCTGCGTCAAAAATGGCGCTTGTGAGATAAAAAAAAGCCCGACACTTGGTCGGGCTAAACCCACGGGGAGGAGGGGAGAAGTTCCGGTTATAAGTCTAGCATTTCGAAGATGATCCACGCAACGATTGAACCAATGAGCAGGGCTAGCATGGTGGTAGCGTCCATGTTCGGAAAGCCTTTTGTTTCTGCATGGTCTCAGCGCACTCGGTCGAAGGCGGTTTCCATCCATAGCGGCGCCATATCGTTTCCACGGGCACGCACCATCGATCTGGCGTGATTTGATGCGCTAACAGCGCGAGCCATTCAGGCGGTTTATTGTCGTCGGTCATATGCGCCCCTATAGGTTGAAGAAAACAGCGCACGCAAGCGCAACGCCGAACACAAGCGCGACTATCCAATCGAGTAGTAAATTCATGTTAATTACCTCCGATTAAATTTAAGGTTTAAGGCTTTGACCCAATACTTGCGCTTAGATTCAGGCCCGACGAAATGCAAGTTGTAAGTTGTTTCATCGCCAGTGCGATAGTCGATTTCGGGGCTAGTGGAAACCCAAGTGCGCGGCCCTATGCTTGAATCGCTAGGTTCGGCGTAGTCGTCAAGCGCTTGCATGAGTTCGCGAAAGCTAAACGGTTCGCGCTCGAATTCAAAGCCTTGTTCGGCGTAATCGCCGTCCTCAGCGCTTTCATAAGTTGCAACTTGATAAGTTTTACTGAGCATGAGCATTTTTCATTCCTTCAATAATATGAGCCACTGCTAGCCAGTAGCGGTAACCAAGCCCGTCATGGCGAAACTTATCGGCCATGTAAGAGCAAAACACAAGCGCATGATCGCCGTACATGTTGACGACCTTATGCGCGGTTTGAGTGGGGTTCAAACGGTGCCCTCCACAATATCGCCGCAAGCGATCCACAATAGACGGTCCAGATTGGCGTCATGGTCCGACAAATCGTCGGCGTCCCATGCGCCGTACTCGCGCAACACTTCGCGCACGCGGTCGGGGTCCAGGCGATCGAGTTGTTTTTTGATTGATGGCAAGCGGCGCAGTTCGGCTATATCACTATCACATGGCCCTTGGTGGTGGCCTGTACGCGCTTGTGCTTTGGTGATGTTTAGCTCAATAAAACCATAAGAGTCTGTCCAGTACATGATTAGTCCTTTTAATAGAGTGCTTCGCCGTACGTTTCAACGGTTTTCTTGTCGCGTACTAAGCGCAATTGCTTGCGCGGAAATACAGTCCATTCAGGCAGCGGGAAGCGTGGATCGATCAAGCGCACAGTAATTTGATCGCCGTGTATGCCTTCGACCATGCCAACGCCTTTGGGCGTCATGACGCGATCATGCTTTTTCATTGTTGGATTGTGGGGTAAACGGCGAACACGTAACCAAGGTTGTCGAGCGTGTTACCGCACACCCACAATTGCTTATCATGCAAATCTGGCGCGTGTTTGACCAGTAAGGCTTTAGCAGCTAACGCGTGGCGCGTCTCAGAGTCAGCGCCGTACTCAAACGATACGCTCGCTGTCCACTTGGTGTTTTTGTCGATAGTGCATGTTGCCTTGATGCGTGCGCCACGCGTATTAGTTGGCCCGATATACTTGGTATGAATTGCCAGTGACATGATTGATTGTCCTTTACTGTATTGGATTGTCGGCACAATTCGCGCCCATCTGCGCCCACGTTGCGTAGGCGCAGAAAGTCGAGAATTGATTACATACGCGCCCATGATGGAACGGGCGCATCACCTTGCGTTGCATCGTTCCGCATGGGCATGAGCATCATTAGCGCATCATGCTTTAGCCCAGTCACTTGAGCGCATGATCGACCGTTATGATGGATTGTCGTTGCGTACTCATCTTGACCTAGTATTTTGCGAATGTCATTAATGCGCGACAATAGCTCAAGATTGAACTGCGCCAGTTCGCCTGAAATAGTTTGAGGCACGACACGACGCCAGTCGGGAAACTTGCCATCGACCAACGTGTTAACCGCTTTCGTTGCGCCTGAGATGGTATAGCCCTTGTCGTCAACTTCAATGATTAGCGGGAGCGTATGCTTGCCTGCTTTCGCGGGCTTGATAGCGTCAAGATCAACGCGGTCAATAATAAACTGCCCTTCGATGCGGTTTTCAATCGCGTCAGCGCTGACGGGAAAACAAAGCATCATGTGACCGTCAGTAGCGACTAAAACAACGGTGTCTTTTGATGCGTCGACACAAATGCCGTTCAGATAAAAGCGAATGTCCTTCTTCGGCGCGGCGGTTAAAAGGGCTTTGATGATTGCGTGGTCGATTGTGATTTTCATGATTGATTGTCCTTTACTGTAGTGAATGAGCCTTTATTGTAAATCATTGTTTTGCAAAATGCAAGATTGGCAAGTTTAAAGGCGTGAATTGCCCAGGAAATGGGGGTTAGATTGCCAATGATTGCCAATGGCAAGTGCTTGATTTACAAGACAATTATGGGGCTATTGGCAGTATTGTCATTTATTCTGTATTGCAAGGGATTATCAGTGTGGGGCTAGGCTAACTTGAGGAGCATGACAATTTTGCCAATATTGCCAATAACTAACGGCTGAGTGCCCTCCCCATCCCCGAACGCATGCAGCCAGCCGAAATCATTGGCAATCTTGGCAATGTCCGAACAATTGCCAATATTGCCAATGTTTACAAAGTGTATAGCATTGCCTAGATTGCCAATTGTCCTAAAGTCTAGAGCATTGCCCAACTTGCCAATCGCTACAAAGTGTAGAGCATGACCCAAATTGCCAATCGATTTCGGCTTCTGGCTGCGAGGCCCCTGGGTAGGTCCGGCCGACCGGTCGGCTGGAGCCGGAGGGTCCACAAGAAATTTTTTTTATTTTTAGAAGTCCACTAGCCAAAAGTATTAGAATGTCTTACGCTTGCGTTGAAACGACGCTTAGGTCATCTTGGTAAAATTGTCACGCTATGTTTAAGAGCCTACCTCTCACAGTTCGTACGATTGAAGCGACAGAAGCTGTACTGGAGCGCATATACGACGCTGCGTATCTAGGATTGAAAGAAGATTCGTTGGCGTTAGCAGCAGGATTGCTACCTGTAGAGTACCGGCTACTTAAACAGCATGACAAACTTGCCGAAATTGCCGAACTCAAGGGACGCGCAGATAGTGAGCGCGAGCACAGCCAGCACATGTTGAACGCAGCGCGTCAGGGTGACTCTAAGGCGGCGCTAGAAATACTGAAGCACACGCATGGTTGGGTCGCCAAGCAAGCCGTTAGTATTGAGGTTGACCAGCGCATCAGCGTGATTGACGCGATACGCGCGGCAGAAACCCGCGTTGATGAAGGTAAGGTGATCGACGTAACGCCACACAGTGAAAAGCTAACCCATGCAAAAGCCGATATACAGTCCAGAGGACGAGCAACTGCTGATGACGCGGTTGTGGTCCCCCGCAGTTAAAGACGACCCGGAAGCGTTTGTATTGTTCGCCTTCCCGTGGGGGCAGGAGAACACGCCACTGGCAAAGTACAACGGACCGCGCATGTGGCAGCGGCAGGTGTTGCGCGACATCAAGGCGCACATACAAGATAACAAGGGTAAGGTGGACATGGACACGCTGCGAGAGGCAGTCAGTTCAGGTCGAGGGATCGGTAAGTCGGCGCTGGTGAGTTGGCTGATCATGTGGATGCTATCCACACGGATAGGGTCAAGCGTGATTGTGAGCGCAAACAGTGAGGCGCAGCTACGGTCGGTGACCTGGGGCGAGCTGACTAAGTGGTCAACGATGATCATCAACGCGCACTGGTGGGAGATCAGCGCAACTAAGCTGCAACCGGCTAAATGGCTGTGCGACATCGTGGAGCGTGACCTACGGAAGGGTACGCGCTACTGGGCGGCAGAGGGCAAGCTGTGGTCAGAGGAGAACCCTGACAGCTACGCGGGGGTGCACAACCACGACGGGATGATGTTGATCTTTGATGAGGCGTCGGGTATTCCTGACGGCATCTGGTCGGTGGGTGCGGGGTTCTTTACGGAGAACATATTAGATAGGTACTGGTTCGCGTTCAGTAACCCGCGCCGCAACACGGGGTACTTCTTTGAGTGCTTTCACGCCAAGCGCGACTTTTGGCACACAAGGCAGGTGGACGCAAGAACGGTCGAGGACACCGACAAGCAGGTCTATCGTCAGATCATCGATGAGTATGGCGAGGACTCAAGCCAAGCTAGGGTCGAGGTGTACGGTGAGTTTCCGTCAAGTGGTGACGACCAGTTCATCTCGCCAAGCCATGTGGCCGACGCTGCGGCCAGACCACGGTACAAGGACGAGACTGCGCCGATAGTGATCGGGGTGGACCCAGCCAGAGGGGGCGCGGACTCGACGGTGATCGCGGTGCGGCAGGGGCGTGACCTTGTGGCGATCCATCGGTATCATGGCGAGGACACGATGACGATTGTGGGTCGGGTAATTGACGCCATCGAGCAGTACAAGCCAACGCTCGTGGTGCTCGACGAGGGTGGGCTAGGGTACGGTATATTAGATAGGCTACATGAGCAGCGCTACAAGGTGGTGAGGGGTGTGAACTTTGGTTGGAAGGCGAAGAACCCTGTGATGTACGGTAACAAGCGAGCCGAGCTGTGGGGCACGATGAAGGAGTGGCTTAAAACTGCTTCCATTCCGAACGATAGAGCGTTAAAGTCTGACTTGGTTGGGCCTACCATAAAACCCAATTCGTCGGGTACAATTTTCCTAGAAGGCAAAAAGGAAATGAAAGCCCGAGGATTAGCATCACCCGACGCTGCTGACGCATTAGCAGTGACGTTTGCATTTCCTGTCGCGCACAGGCAGTATACTGAGAAGCCTACTAATCGTGCGTATAACGCCAACGGCGTAGCAACATCTTGGATGGGTGCATAAAATGGCTACAAAACCTGGGCTGTACGCAAATATTCATGCTAAACAAGAGCGCATTAAAGCTGGCAGTGGCGAGAAGATGCGTAAGCCCGGAAGCAAAGGTGCGCCTACAGCAAAAGACTTTCGTGACTCGGCAAAAACTGCCAAGAAGCCGATGAAAGGAAAATAATGCCACTTGTTAAATCTACCAGCAAAGAAGCCTTTCGTACAAACGTCAAGGCTGAAATTGCCGCAGGCAAACCTGTCAAGCAGGCTGTTGCAATTGCTTACAATACCAAACGTGCTGCGGAATCTAAAAGGCCAAGCACGAAACCGATGGCAAAGAAGAAGTAATGGCAACGCTTAAACAAGACCCTACAGGTATTGAAGGCGCGGGTAAGGTATCCGCACGCGGCGGTCCCGACCAAAAGGACCACCGCGACACGCTGCAACTGATGCGCGACAGGTTGCGTCAGGCTATCGGCGCGTACTCGGAGAGTCGTGAGGACGAGCTAGATGACTTGCGCTTTATGGCGGGTTCACCAGACAACCAGTGGCAGTGGCCGCAGGATGTGTTGGCAACACGCGGCTCGGTGCAAGGGCAGACGGTCAACGCCAGACCGTGCCTGACGATCAACAAGCTGCCGCAACACGTAAGGCAGGTAACTAACGAGCAGCGCCAGAACCGGCCAAGCGGCAAGGTCATACCGGTTAATGATCAGGCAGACGTAGAAGTAGCCGAGGTGCTCGACGGCATCGTGCGGCACATTGAGTACATGTCAGATGCTGACGTGGCGTATGACACCGCGTGTGAGAACCAAGTGACTTACGGTGAAGGGTACATCCGTATCCTGACTGAGTATTGTTACGAGGATAGTTTTGATCAAGACATCAAGATCGCTCGCGTACGCAATAGTTTTAGCGTCTACATGGACCCGCTGATCCAAGACCCATGCGGCGCGGACGCTGAGTGGTGCTTTATTACTGAGGACATGCTCAAGGAAGACTACCAGCGCATGTACCCTAACGCTGCGCCGCTGTCATCGATCATGGCGCAGGGTATTGGTGATCAAGACATTAGCCAGTGGATCACTGAAGATACGATTCGTATTGCTGAATACTTTTACATCGCGCACAAAACAGAAACGCTGTACCTGTTCCCAGGCAATAAATCGGTGTTTAAGGGTTCCGTTGAAGACGCCACACTACGTTCGATGGGGCTAGCCCCCATACGCGAGCGCCGCGTAGATCGTAAGAAGATCATGTGGATGAAAACGAACGGTTTTGAAGTGCTTGAGGAACGTGAGTGGGCGGGCAACTGGATACCTGTCGTACGTGTAGTCGGTAACGAATTCCAAGTTGACGGTCGTATTTTCATATCAGGCATCGTGCGTAACGCTAAAGATGCCCAGCGGATGTATAACTACTGGACAAGTCAAGAAGCTGAAATGCTAGCGCTTGCCCCTAAAGCACCGTTTATTGGCTACGGCGGTCAGTTTGAGGGCTATGAGTACCAGTGGAAGACGGCTAACACGCAAAATTGGCCGTATTTAGAGGTCAATCCAGACGTTACAGACGGCGCAGGATCGATTTTGCCGTTGCCTCAGCGTGCTGCACCACCCTTACCGCAAACCGGCCTCATACAGGCCAAAATGGGTGCGTCTGAAGACATCAAAGCTACCACAGGCCAGTACGATGCAAGTCTGGGCCAAGTGTCAAACGAGCGTTCTGGACGTGCTATTTTAGCTAGACAGAAAGAATCTGACAACGGCACATACCATTATGTGGACAATTTAGCGCGTGCTGTACGCTATGTGACCCGTCAATTGGTGGATTTAATACCTAAAATCTACGATACGCAGCGTATTGCTAGGATTGTTGGTATTGATGGCGAAACCAACATGGTCAAGATCGACCCGACCCAGCAAGAACCGGTCAAAAAGATCATGGATCAGACGGGCGTGGTGATTGATAAGATTTACAACCCATCCGTAGGTCGTTACGACGTGGTAGTGACCACAGGCCCAAGCTACATGACCAAGCGTCAAGAGTCGATGGACGCCATGTCGCAGATTTTGCAAGGCAATCCTAACTTGTGGGCGGTTGCAGGCGATTTGTTTGTTAAAAACATGGATTGGCCTGGTGCTCAAGAGATGGCAGCACGTCTTCGCAAGACGATTGACCCGCAACTGCTGGCTGATCAAGACAACGATCCAGCGTTACAAGCAGCTCAAAAGCAAATTGAAGCGATGGGCATGGAAATGCAACAAATGCACGACATGCTGATGAACGTCAATCAGTCGATTGAGGCCCGTGACGTACAAGTACGTGAGTTTGAGGCTAAAATCAAGGCATTTGATGCTGAAACTAAGCGTATTTCAGCGACAATGCCCGGCATGACGATGGAGCAAATTCAAGATATTGTGATGGGCACGATTGCTGCTGCTCATGATGCGGGGGATTTGATACCACCGCAACAAATGCAAGGCCCAATCATGGAAGAACCTGAAGGTATGGGCCGCGAAGCAGACATTATGGCCCGTCAGGAAGAAGCGCAACAAGCCAGACCTATGCCTAACGTCGTACCGCAGGAGGGTTGAGCATGAAATGTGCTGATTTTGTAGGTATGTTGTTCTTAGCCCGCGATGTTGCTCATTCGGTGCATTTAAACACCCGTAGTTACAGCAAACACAAGGCGCTAGGTAAGTTTTACGATGAAATTATTGATTTGGCCGACAAATTTGCTGAAGCCTACCAAGGCAAACACGGTTTAATTGGGCCTATTTCATTGATGAGTGCCAGCAAAACCTCTAATATATTAGCTTTCATGCAAGATCAAGTTGATGAAATTGAAAAAATCAGGTATGAAATGTGTGATAAAGCAGAGACTCCGCTGCAAAACATTATTGATGAAATTGTAGGTCTGTACTTAAGTACAATCTACAAACTTAAATTTCTTGCTTAAGGAACCAAGATGGAACAAGCTAAAGCTAATGATGTTATGGCAAGTGGGTTGATTGCTCGTCCTGCTTCGTCAGAAGCCGCCCGTGCTATGGGTAAGTTTACCTTTGAGTGCTATGACAAAGACGGTAACCTGAAATGGTCAGATGAAGTCAAGAACCTCGTGGTTAACGTCGGTCTTCAATACATGGCTGGCACAGCGCTTGATGGTGCTACATCACGTATTACTTCTTGGTATATTGGTTTGTACGGTGCGGGAGCTTCTAACACCCCAGCCGCTTCAGATACGTTAGCTTCACACGCTGGTTGGACTGAAATTACACCTTATTCCGGTAATCGCCCTGCGGCAACTTTTGCCGCTGCGACCACAGCTAACCCTTCGGTTGTTACGAACTCGGCAAGTAAGGCTTCATACAGCATCACAAGTACAGCTACAGTTGGTGGTGCGTTCCTAGCAAGTGCTGCTTCAGGCACATCAGGCACGCTGTTCTCAGCTTCTGACTTCACGGGTGGTGATCGCTCGGTTGTTAACGGCGACACCTTACAAGTAACTTACACCTTTAGCTTGGCTGCATAATGGCTTTTGTCGTCGCGGATCGTGTACAGGAAACTACGACAACCACAGGCACCGGCACAGTAACACTTGCCGGTGCGGTTACGGGGTTTCAATCGTTTGCTGCTGTAGAAAACGGCAACACAACCTACTACACAATAACTGACGGCACCAACTGGGAAGTTGGTATTGGCACGTATACGTCTTCTGGCACAACGTTATCAAGAGACACCGTTTTATCATCAAGTAATTCAGGTAGCTTAGTTAATTTTAGTGCTGGCACTAAAAATGTTTTTGTGACTTTACCTGCTGAAGCAACGTTGGCTAATTCGCCAAATTTAGATGGTGGCATACCTTCAACTAATTATGGCGGCGCACAGGCTATCGACGGAGGAGCACCCTAATGGCCGTTCAAATTCAAACTCGTAATGGCACTGCTGCTCAGTGGACCTCAGCAAACCCTACTTTAATGGCGGGGGAAATTGGGGCTGAAACAGACACAGGTCGATTCAAAATTGGTAATGGTTCCACGGCTTGGAACAGTCTTACTTATGCTGCAAGTGCGAAATGGCAAGGTGCTTACAGTGCTGGTACTGCGTATGTAGTAAATGATGTTGTTTCATATAACAATTCATCTTACATTTGCATACTCAACTCTACAGGCAATCTTCCTACCAATGCAACGTATTGGTCATTACTAGCGCAAGCCGGTACTAACGGCACGAATGGTACTAACGGCACAAACGGAACGTCATTCATTTGGCGGGGTGCTTATAACGGCGCAACGGCTTATGTCGCTAACGATGTAGTGAGTTACAACAACTCGACCTACATTTGTATTCTGGCATCGACAGGCAACCTACCAACGAACGCGACTTACTGGAGCCTTATGGCTGCGGCGGGAACCGGTGATGTAGTCGGACCTGCTGGTGGTTCCACTGACTCGGTGCTTGCGGTATACGACGGCACAACAGGCAAGTTGCTTAAGAACAGTACGATGGCGATAAGCAACGTCGGTTATATCGGCGCTCCGCAAGATGCGTGGAGTAGCGGAACCGTAACGCTTGCAGCCGCACAAGCTGGTTATCACTACTACTTCTCGGGTGGTTCGACTGCAACGCTCAACGTAGCCTTAAACAGCGCGGAACCAATTCCCACAGGATCAACTTACTTAGTGGTGAATGACAACTCTGGAAACTTATCTATTACAGCAACAGCCGGTGTAACACTGCGCTTAGCCAACGGTGGAACGGGTACTAGAACAGTAGCAACAAAAGGTATGGCTACATTGTTAAAAGTAGCTACTGATAGCTGGTACGTTTCTGGTGCGGGGGTAACCTAATGGCTGGCGCACTTACGGCGATGATCGCCGCTGCTTTTTCTGGAAACGCTGTTTCTATAGATGTTCAATATCTTGTTGTAGGTGGCGGTGGTGGTGGAAGTTATGGTTTAGGCGGCGGCGGAGGCGGCGGTGGTTTGAGAACTAATGTAACCACTGGTCTTACGTTACAAAAAGCCACAAATTATGTTGTTACGGTTGGTGCGTTCGGAGCTGGTGGCGTCTCAGGAACAGTAAGAGGATCTCAAGGGTCTTCATCCGTTTTTGCCACGATTACGGCATCGGGCGGAGGCGGTGGTGGTGGATATAACCCAAATCAAAATGGTGGTAATGGTGGTTCTGGCGGAGGCGGTGGCGTTTCCGCCAGCGGTACGACTCCGGGTGGAACTGGCAATACTCCTAGCTTCACACCATCACAGGGTGCTTCAGGAGGTACAGGAACTCATGCGCCGGGGTCTTATATTACTACCGGCGGGGGCGGGGGCGGGGGCCCATCTGGGGTCGCTGGAGGAAACGGAAGGACAACTGCGCCTCTTACTCCTGGGGCTGGTGGCAATGGAACATCTTCATCAATAACGGGAACGGCTACTTCGTATGCGGGTGGTGGTGGTGGTACATCCTATAATGTCGCGCCTTCGGGAGGGGCTGGAGGGGCAGGCGGTGGTGGAACCGGTGGTTACTTTAATGCAGGAACTGCTGGATCAACTAATACTGGCGGAGGCGGCGGAGGTGGCGGATACAATCCAAACACCAATGGATCAAACGGCGGTTCTGGAATAGTTATTCTCAAATATGCAGATACCTTAACCATTTCCAACCCTGGAGGTGGTTTGACTTTTAGTACAGCAGGCCCGTCTGGTGGCTTTAAGGTGACGACTTTTACTGCGGGAACTGGGAATGTGCAATGGAATTGAAACTTCATAATTTATTTCCCACCCCTGTAGGCTTTGCAGAGCTTGGTAGACCGCTGAGCGATGAGGAGCTGTCCTTCATCCGTGAACTGCCAACACGACCCAACATGGGTAACACCACAAGCACGAATAACTTTGTACTGCGTGACCCTGCGCTAACAAGCCTTCGTTCGTTTATTGAAGATAGCGTCTCAGATTACTTCAAAAGTACCGTCAATCCCAAACACAACGTAAGCCTAAGAGTCACTCAAAGCTGGTGTAATTACTCGGGGCCAGGGCAGTATCACCACAAACACGCACATCCCAACAGCTACATCAGTGGCGTATTTTATGTGCAGACCAACGCCGATGACAGGATTTACTTCTACCGTGATGGTTGGCAGCAGATCAAGTTTCCACCGTCAGAGTGGAACGCATACAACTCAGAGTCTTGGTGGTTTGAGGCTTATGCAGGAAGATTGATTCTGTTCCCATCATCACTGACGCACATGGTTCCTGAAGTCAAAGGCAATGAAACAAGAATCTCACTATCCTTCAATACCTTCCCTGTCGGATTAGTCGGGGAAGAGATGGATTTAACTGGACTGAAATTGGAGGCATGATGGCGCATTACGCCTTCTTAAATGAAAACAATATCGTCACTGAAGTCATTGTCGGTAAAGATGAAGGCGAAGACGGTGTTGATTGGGAACAATGGTACGGCGACTTTCGTGGGCAAGTCTGTAAGCGTACTAGCTACAACACCGTTGGGGGCGTCCACAACAATGGTGGAACACCGTTTCGTAAAAACTGTGCGGGTATTGGTTACACCTACGATTCACAACGCGATGCTTTTATTCCTCCTAAGCCGTACGAAAGTTGGGTATTAAATGCAGGCTCATGTCTTTGGGAACCGCCCACACCTATGCCCACGGACGGAAAAATGTATAGCTGGGATGAGGATACAACTAACTGGATTGAGATTCTAGGATAACAATGTGTTTGGCTTTGACCCATTTTCAACTGCGCCGTTTTCCGCGATCAGTGAGGCGGGGGCCAATACATACACACGCGAAGTAGCTGAAACAACTACTGGCTCTGACACAGCCACCGCAATTCTTACTTTAGATACGGCTGTTGCAGAAACGGCAACAGGTACAGACGCTACCACTGCAAACCTCACCATTGATTCGGCTGTTGCAGAAAGCGCAACGGGTACAGACGCAGCCGATGCAAGTATTGTCTATGACCGCGCCGTCAGTGAAACAGCTTTGGCTTCTGATTCCGTTGCGTCAGAAATAGCTTATCAAGCGTTTATTGCAGAAACTGCCACCGCTACTGACGCTATCGCAACAACGTTTACGTTAGTAGCTTCTGTTACAGAAAACGCTACAGGGTCTGACGCCGTAACAGTATCTATAGGCATAGATAGCAGTGTCAGCGAAAATGCTACGGCGTCTGAACAAGCTAACCAAGGCCAAGATCAGTTTGGTAACATCAGTGAGTTTGCTGCTGTTTTTGACGATTTTTCAGCATCTTTGACTTATGAAGCTGTTGTTTCAGAGCTTGCAACCAGTTCGGACCAACTAGCCACTTTATTAAGTCTTGAAGCCGCCATTCTTGAATTGATTAACGCAACTGACCAAGTATCTATACCGCAAACGCTGCAAGGTTTTATTGCAGAAACGGCCACAGCTATAGATCAATTTGGTACGCTAGACGGGGCTGAACAGTTAGTTATTAGGTTAAGATCGTTTACTGAACGAAGGAGATTTTGATGGCAATCAATCTTAAGGCAATTACATCGGTACTTGGTTACCAGCAGATCACCAGTTTAAGTTCTGCTACTGCGTTAACCGTACCTCAAAAAGACATAGCAGGGTTGGCGGGGTCGCCTCGTATTGCTATTATTACCCCTGAAGGGCAGGCTGTTCGTTGGCGCGATGATGGTGTGAACCCCACCTCAACAGTGGGTATGCCTTTAGCTGTAGGCGTAACCTTACAATACGACGGCGACATCAATCAAATTAAGTTTATTGAGCAATCTGCTGGCGCTAAGTTAAACATTACTTACTACTCTTAATGAGGTCAGCATGAATATTTCTAATGATGCTCCAATGATGAATTACGTTGATTATTTCACCAAGCAGTTTCCTAAGGACTTGGCTGAAATGGCAGTTTTGCGTGACGAGTTAGCAATTCGTCAAGGTGCGCTGACAGCCGCAGAAGATGCAGTGAACGATCGTAAGAAAGCTGCGCAAGAACTTGAAGCAGCAAAAAAAGAAGCTGAAGCTATCCGCGCAGACGCTAAATACGACCAAGAAGCTGCTAAACGGGTTGTAGATGAAGCAATTGAAAAAGCCCAAAAGATTAAAGATGAAATGGCAGCGTTGATTAATGACACAAACGCTCGTGAAAAAGCCGTTGCGACTCGCGAAAAAATTGTTACGGCAAAAGAAAAAACGTTAGAAAGCAGCGAGTTTGAATTAGCCGCCGCTCAGAAAGCGTTAGCAAATGATCGAGAAGCACTAAAGAATGAAACCATTGCTTTAGAAATACGCGTTAAAAATTTTCAATCTAAAGTTGCAGCGTTGACAGCTTAGTTGCCACATTAACTTCTGTAAGATATGATGTTTTAACTGTACCGGCCCAGTAGACCGGGACTCTAACGAGTAAGTCATGAGCGACGAAAGTCAAACCTTAGCGGAAGTAGAATCCGCGCTAGCACCCGAGGTGACGGCCACCACGGAAATTGCACAAAATGCGCCGGAGGTCGCTGAACAAGCGCCAGAGCAGACTGAGGAAAAGCGATTTACCCAGGCTGAACTTGACGCGATGATCAGCAAACGACTTGCAAGAGAGCAACGCAAGTGGGAACGGGAACAAAAGCTGAGGGCTTCAACGCCTGAAATGCTGTCTAGTGAATTACCAGCGCAAGATAGTTTTGCTTCAACTGAGGAATACGCAGAAGCGTTAGCCGAAAGAAAAGCAGCAGAATTACTTGCCCGACGTGATGCAGAAAGACAGCGAGCCGAAATTCTTGAGGTCTATCACGAGCGCGAAGAAGAAGCACGGACTAAGTACGAAGATTTTGAGCAAGTTGCGTACAACCCGCGTCTTCCAATCACGACAGTGATGGCCGAAACGATTCAAGCGTCTGACATTGGCCCTGAGGTGGCGTATTACCTTGGTTCTAACCCAAAAGAAGCTGATCGTATTGCCAAGTTGTCGCCTTTTTTGCAGGCAAAAGAGATTGGGAAGATTGAAGCTAGGTTAAGTGAAAATCCTCCTGTTAAGAAATCATCGAGTGCCCCAGCGCCGATTCAGCCTGTCACTCCTAGGGGTGGCAACGCAAGAGTTTTAGACACGACTGACCCGCGTTCTATTAAGGAAATGTCAACGTCAGAGTGGATAGAAGCCGAGCGTCAAAGGCAGATTAAGAAGTGGGAATCTCAAAACCGAGTCCGCTAATTTTTTGAAAAGGAATTGTCATGGCAAATAGCCTACTTACCATCGACATGATTACTCGCAAGGCGCTTGAAATCCTTGAGAATAATCT